TTTCTAAAAGTTGCTCTCTAAACTCTAATTCTACTTGCTCTTGAGCCATAATTGATATGTGTTCTAAAATATTTTTTTGTATCGCAGCCATAACAGCAGGATTATTTCTAACAATGTTAGTTGACATAAAATTTAAGTGTGCAGTTATGTGTGCTTGGTGATCTTGACCAGGAAAAGCTTGGAACGGTTTACCAGTCAAAGCATTTATGTGCTCCATACTTGGGTCCATTGGTGCTGTTGGTGCAGGCGGTGGTAAAACCGCATCTACATTTTTAACACCGATTGCTTCGTACATGTTTCTGTATATTTGATACATGTTGTGTAGCTGTGGATTTGATGTAGCGATTTGTAATTGTGTTTGTGCCAAAGTAATTCTTTGGGACATAGAAAATATATTTGGATCTGCAACTGGTATTACATCTATTCTATCGTCAAAGTCTGTTTGCTTCACGTTTCTTGCACCACCAACTACATCGTATGGATATTCTGGTGGTAGATATTGTGCTACAGCTTTTGATAATAATTTAAACTCATCTTTCATAGCTGCATAACATCTTTTGTGTATAGCGCTCATGACTCTTGAACCACGTTCTAATAATGCAATCGTTGTACCAACAGCTGCACCTTGGTTACCATCACCAACTTGCATGTCAGCTATCGCAGCAAATCTTTGTCCTGCTTGTACAACTATACCTAATAAATTTAATAATGTTTGTGATGGCTCTTTGTATGGTAGTGGAAAGAATGCATCTCTTAAACTACCACCTGGAGCATCTACATCTTTGAACTCACCAGGTTGTATAGGAGCTGCTTCGTCTCTGACTCTAACACCTCTTTGTTTAAATCCTGCTGGTAAGTTTGATAATGTACCCGCATCTAATAATTGACGGAGAGCAGACGTTGCCGTTCTGCTCAATCCGCCAATCATGTGAATGAGTCCAAAGCCATAAAATCCAAGTCCTGGCAGAAATTTGAAATGGACAAAGTATTGGATCTTATTTTTCTTTAGATCATCGGGCGCATAGTTTCTCCGTATAGAGAGAACTAATCGGCTACCTTCTTCTACAGTTACTATGTAGGGTAATTTTATTCCTGTTGGTTCACCATCTTGACCAACTTCTTCAAAACCTTCTAAGTCTAAATTTACATGACACTCCAGTAGAGTATACATTGATTCTTGTTTACCAACTTTTTTAGTGCCATCTAACTCTCGTTCTTTTTTCTCAACGTCATTTTTTTCTACAGTGCCTGGTGGTGATAATTCTACATCTCTGTAGAAACCATTAACTTGTTGTTTTCGTAATTCGTTCTCTGACATTTTTACAACGTGAATTACAGACTCTGCATCATCTAAACTAGTTGCTGTATATGGTACAACTAATTCATCTGCAGGTACAAATTTAGATACGACTCTACCTAGTGGCACATCGTAATAAACTTTTTTAAATGTAGAACCTGCAAGTGGTAAATGAAATAACATAGAATCAAACTCTTCTTCGTATTCTTTCATCTGATCCATAATTAAATAATTCATGAAATCTTTTACACGACCAGCTTGTAACTCTACAGCTGGAGAACTAACTCCAACTATTTGTGTTCTGACTGGTCCGTCAGCTGGTAGTAATTCTTTGTATGCTTGTGCTTGAAACTGTGTGACTGCTTCTGCTAATACTGGGTGTGTTGCACCACTAGCTCCTTGAAAAGGCTCTGTTCTGTTTTCGTATTTAAATCCTAAAAGATCTAGACCTGATGTGTAAGAACTTTCCCAATCTTTTCTTGATGCTTTGTAGTCCATATAGTTTTGCACCATGTCATTACCAACTGGTTCTAAAACATCGTCAGGTAAAATATCTGCTAAGTTATCAAAGTGATTTTCTGTTCCAGGTATATTGATTGCACCTGGTTCAAAGTCTATAGTCGCTCCACCGTCTTCTTCAGGTATAACTTCTACGGGACCTTTTTCTACAACTTCTTCTTGAACGTCAACTTCCTCCTCGCCTGGTACTTTGACCTCGGTACGAGTGTTAGGGAGTCCTTTATCTATTTCTGCCATTTAATACTCCTATATTTTATTAGCACGTTTTAACAGCCCTGACAACCCTTGTGAGTTAGGTCCTGATTTTGGTGGTGGGCCTGATGGATCGCCTGCTAATTTTGCAATGCCACCGCCTGCTGCTGCAAATTCACTAAACGCAAACTCATCACCTTGTCTTCTAAGTTCTGCTCTTTCCTCTGGTGACATCGCTCTTAATTCATTTATTCTATCTCTTGTAAATTTAGCTAAATCTATGCCTAACCCTGCTGCTGTTATACCAGCGCCAATCGGTGTTAAAGCTCTGCCATATTTTCCTAAAGTTAATGCCTTCTGTAGTGTAGGATTTTTTGTAATTTTAGAAACTATTTCTGGAAATAATCTTGGTACAAGTAGTTCAGCTCCAACTAAAGGATCTAATGTTGCATCAACTATATTCTCTCCTTGAGCTAAATTATCCTTTATCGTTAATCCTGCAAAAGGCAACACACCTGCTTTTGTTCCTAGAGTTCTAAAAGCTTTACCTGCTGCTTGTCTAATTGGAATTCCCGCAGCTTTTAAAACACCTGCTGTGCCAGCTCCAGTCAAAGCCGTACCAGTTGTAACAGGGTTTCTTTCTGCAAATGTTTGATCATCAACAACAGTTGCATCTGTCATAATATTATCTGCTGATGCAAATCTATTTGTTTCAAAATCATCTACAGATGCTATCCTAGGAAACATTCTTAATATTTTTTGTAACTGCCTTGGCGCTGTATTTTGTATTTTATCAAAAAGTTTTTTTTCATCAAATTCATTAAAACTTTTTTTTAAAGTGTTAATCATACTTTTATATGTGGAACTATTTCGGTCTAAAACTTCATTACGTAGTTCAGGTATGGTTCTTAAATCTTTTGGAATTACAAATGAGTATTTTTGTTTTGCAAAGTTTTGATCAAATATATTTTGATATTTTTTAGTAAACTCTCCATATCTAGCTATGGTCTTCTTTGGTGCCTTTAAACTTATTTTAGGTATTACAACTTTTTTAGCACCCCTTACTCTTTTAGAGTTTACTCTATCTTCAAATAGTTTTGCCTCTTTGTTATATTCCTGAACCGCCTTGTTTATTTTTTTTTGGTCTCCAGTTGCAATTGCTTTTTGAACATTTAATTCTAACTCAGAGGATTGGTTGTCCCATGCTTTTGCTCCCGTTTTAAAACCACCTTTAAGAACTCTGTTTACATTTTGATCTATCACTTGTCCAAAAATACTATATGGGGTAGACCCTCTTTTTAATGATGGAACAGTGGCTTTTGCTTCATCAATATCAAAAATATCTGTTGGATATTTTGATGCTTGTACAATATCTCTTTTTGGATTTTTAATTGTCTCTCCAATAAAAGGTTGGCCCACTGCTAATTCAGCTATTTTTGTTTTAATACCAGGTATAGATCCAGCTATTTGTCTTGCGTTATCAACATTTTGTTTTTGAATACCAGGAACATTTTTTCTATCGCCCATATAAGTTGAAGCTAAAAATCCTATTCTTTCAGCCGCCGTTGCAGGATTAACTTTTAATATTTTTGCGGCTCTTGCGACGGCCTCTTCATTAACAACACCATCTTTAAACATTTGTTTAATTAATGGATCTTTATGTAATTTAAGAATATCCGCGTTAATTTTTTTAGGTCTTTCTTGTATGTTGTAGTCTGTCATAGTTTTAGCAGGATATTTTTTAACTAAAATATCTCTAGCTTTTTTTGCTTCATCAAGTGATGAATAAATTGATTGTTTTGGTGTTAGCACCTTTACTTTTCCATCTATAAATCTTTGAAGACCCACTCTATATTTTTTTCCATCAGGATAATTTTCTAAGTCTGTTGTTTTAACAAAACGAATATGAGGTTCTCCTTCAACATTTACATAATTTCCAAAAACTTTTTTAATTTTATCTCCACCTTTTGGAACACCAGCTTCTTCTAAATAATCATCTCTAAATTTTATCGCTTCACTTAATTTTGTGCCTTCAGGAAATGTTTTAGACCCCGTTTTATTACCCTCTTTAACCAAAGGTCCTATTTCTGTAGTAAACCTGTATCTGCCTTCAGGAGTAAGTCTTATGTTTTTAGCCACCGTATCTTTTCTTTCTTTTGTATTATCCAACTTTTTTATATAATCTTTTCTGTATCCAGGTCTACTACCATCGGTGCTTGGTTTAACTAACATACCACCATCTGCTAGTGGATTACGTTCGTTAAAATCTTGAAAGATTTGTGTTAGTTTAGGTTCTCTTGGTCTATTAATATTTGATGCAGTTGTTATTTGATTAGTCTCAAAGTACTCACGCATACGTTTTTTATCTTCGCTATTTCTAACGAGATAATTCATCATCTGTCCGTGACTTACAGGATCTGGCATTATTCTCCTAACATCATTGCAATACCGCCCGATGCTTTTTTATCTCGAGCAATCTGTTCTACTATTTCTTGTTCTAATTCTTCTTTGCCAATGCTACCTTCTCTAACAACTTCATCAGGGACACCATCCTCAACATCTTTCATCTTACCATCTATGTCTGGTCTTGCAGTAAACTCTTCATACTCATCTACAACTTTTCCACCTTTTGTTGTTTCATCGGCCATACCTGGTTTGTATGTCATGTAAACTTCTTCTGCTACTCCTGCTTCATCACCACCTGGTATCATAGCCTCTTTAGTTTTTTTAATATCAATTTTTCCTGTATCAAGATCGATATCCATTTCATAATCTTTATAAACATAAGATTCTGATCTTTCTTTTGGACCATCAAATCTTTTTCCTAATGCTCTAATTCTATCTACAAGATTAAAAAAATATGCTGGCGCTCCACTTGCAACCTCTGCAGCTTTTTCTGCTACAGGTGCTGCAACCTCTGCACCTTTAAAAAATTTACCAAGAAAAGGTAGAGCTGTAATACCACCCACCATTTTCATGAACGTTCTTCTGTCCATACCTTTTTTAAAACCAATACGTCCACCGTCTGCTTTTTCTTCTGGATCTGGTTTTGGCATATTCTTAAATCTTTGTTTTGATAAACCTGTGTACGCTTGATCATAAAGATCTAATCTTTCTTTTGTAGGTAGATCATCATAAACTAATCCCATACGCTCTGCCAAATTTTCTGCAACTAGTTCTGCATCTACTTTTATATCATTAGCAAATCCTGGTGATGCATCATCAATTGCATCTGCTAACATTTTTTGTTTCTTTCTTATGTTAGCAATACCTTTTTCATTGTCTTTTGTAATTCTTTCTTTTATTTCTTTTTCAAGCTCTTGTTCATATGCTTCATTTGACATTTTTATTTCCGCTAATTTTTCTGCATCATTATCAAAAGGAAGATTCTCATCAAACTTAGGTC